TAGTAGAATAGTTGGTAAATGTATGATGGGTTCTACATCTAACGCGTTGGAAAAAGGAGGAGATAATTTTAAAAAATTATATTATGAATCAGATGTTACAAAAAGAAACCGCAATGGACAGACTAGCTCAGGACTCTATTCTTTGTTCATACCTATGGAATGGAACTACGAGGGATACATTGACGCTCATGGGATACCTGTATTCGACACACCCAAAAAAGAAGTTACAGGACCACACGGTGATGTAATAGATATTGGTGTTATAAATTATTGGGAAAATGAAGTTGATGGATTGAAAAATAGTCCCGATTCATTAAATGAATTTTATAGACAATTCCCGCGTACAACTAAGCATGCTTTTAGAGATGAAACAAAACAATCTTTATTTAATCTTACTAAAATTTACGAGCAGATAGATTATAATGAAGAGATTTTATTACGGTCACCTATATTAACTAAAGGTAATTTTATATGGGAAAATGGTGTAAAAGATACAAAAGTTATTTTTATGCCTAATAATCAAGGAAGGTTTTGGATTACTTGGACCCCAAATAATAATTTACAAAATAATGTCATTTTAAAAAATGGTAAAAAATATCCAGGTAATGAACATATGGGAGCATTCGGTTGTGATAGTTATGATATATCTGGAACAACAGATGGGCATGGATCTAAAGGAGCATTGCATGGATTAACACGATTTAGTATGGACGATTGTCCCCCTAATAGATTTTTTCTAGAATATATTGCTCGTCCTCAAACTGCTGATATATTTTTTGAAGATGTATTAATGGCTTTAGTATTTTATGGAATGCCAATACTAGCTGAAAATAATAAACCTAGATTATTATATTATTTAAAGCGAAGAGGTTATAGGGGTTTTTCTATAAATCGTCCAGATAAAGTATATTCTAAATTATCTCTTACAGAAAGAGAAGTTGGAGGTATACCTAATTCAAGTGAAGATATAAGGCAGGCTCATGCGGCTGCTATTGAAAGTTATATCGAAAATTATGTAGGATATAATAATGAGCAATGGGGAGATACATATTTCCAACGTACTTTAGAAGATTGGGCTCAATTTAATATGTTCGATAGAACAAAACATGATGCATCGATTAGTTCAGGGTTAGCAATTATGGCATGCAATAAAAATAAATATAAACCAGTTAATGAATATATAAGGGAGAAGATTCCTTTAGGATTCAAAAAATATAATAATTCTGGTTACTCATCAAAAATTATACAATAAATGAACGGAACTGATACTAATTATTTAAGTGGTTTTCCTAGTCAGGTGGTACCTATCGAGGAGAAGAATAGTTGGGACTACGGCTTAAAAGTGGCTAGAGCAATAGAGAACGAGTGGTTCAGTAATAATAGATATGGTGCTGCAACTACACGGACTGGTTTATATCAAACTAATTACGCAGAATACCATAATAGAAGATTATATGCTAGAGGGGAACAATCAATTCAAAAATATAAAGATGAGCTTTCTATTAATGGTGATTTATCTTATTTAAATTTAGATTGGAAACCTGTTCCTATTATAGCTAAATTTGTAGATATTGTTGTAAATGGATTATCTGATAGAGATTATGAAATTAAAGCATTTGCTCAAGATCCAGAAAGTTTAAAACAAAGAACTCAATATGCTAAGGATTTAATGAGAGATATGATGATGAAAGAATTTTTAGTTAAAGCTGAAAAGCAACTGGGAATGAATTTATCAGCATCTGGCGAAAAAGAAAATTTACCAGAAAGCACTGAAGAATTAGAGCTACACATGCAATTATCGTATAAGCAAAGTGTAGAAATAGCTGAAGAAGAGGCTATAAGTCAAGTATTAGAAGAAAATAAATATGATCAAACAAAAAGACGTTTGATTCAGGATTTAGTTATATTAGGAATAAGTTGTGTTAAGACAAATTTTAATGCTGCTAATGGAATTACCGTAGAGTATGTAGACCCAGCCAACTTAGTTTATTCTTATAGTACAGATCCAAATTTTCAAGATCTTTATTATGTAGGGGAGGTAAAAATGATTAGTATGGGGGAACTTAAAAAACAATTCCCATATTTGACAGATGCCCAATTAAAGAAGATTGAAAAATTCCCTGGTGAGATGAATTATTTAAGAAATTGGAATGAAGCTCCAGATGTGGTAGCTGTTATGTTTTTTGAATATAAAACTTACATGGATCAGGTGTTTAAAATAAAACATACTGATCAAGGATTAGAAAAAGCATTAGAAAAGCCAGATACTTTTAATCCACCAGATACAGATAATTTTGAGAGAGTAGGAAGAAGTATTGAAGTGTTATATACTGGTGCTAAGATATTGGGAATTAATGAAATGATTAAATGGGAAATGTCTACGAACATGACCCGACCTTATGCTGATAATACTAAGGTCAAAATGAATTATACAATTTGTGCTCCGAGGTTATATCACGGGAGAGTAGAATCTTTAGTAAGTCGTATTACAGGATTTGCTGATATGATTCAATTAACGCATTTAAAACTTCAACAAGTTATAGCGCGTATGGTTCCTGATGGGGTATTTGTAGATGCGGATGGATTGGCAGAAGTAGATTTAGGAAATGGCACTAACTATAATCCGCAGGAAGCATTAAATATGTATTTCCAAACAGGTAGTATAGTAGGTAGATCATTAACCCAAGATGGAGATCCTAATAGAGGTAAAGTTCCTATTCAAGAATTACAAACTTCAGCTGCAGGAAATAAATTACAAAGCTTAATTACTACATATAATTATTATCTACAGATGATAAGAGATGTGACCGGGCTAAATGAAGCAAGAGACGCTAGTACTCCTGATCCAGAGGCATTAGTTGGCGTACAGAAATTAGCAGCCTATAATTCTAATGTGGCTACTAGACATATTTTAAATGGTGCATTATATCTAGGAATCAGAGTGGCAGAAAATATATCTTTAAGATTAGCAGATTGCCTAGAGCATGACCTATTAGCTGAGGCTTTAAAATCATCTATTAGTACTTTTAATGTAGAAACATTAAGTGAAATTAAAAATTTAAACTTACATGATTTTGGTATATTCTTAGAACTAGAGCCAGATGAAGAAGAACGAATGCAATTGGAGCAAAATATTCAAATTGCTTTACAGACCGAAGGTATTAATTTAGAAGATGCTATTGATATTAGACAAATTAATAATGTTAAATTAGCCAATCAATTTCTAAAATTAAAACGTAAGAAAAAACAACAAGCATTACAACAGCAACAACAATTGAATATCCAATTACAAGCTGAATCAAATGCTAAAAGTGCTGAACAAGCTGCAATGTATGAAGTTCAAAAGCAGCAAGCAGTAGCGGAAACGCAATTACAAATAGAACAAGGAAAAGCCCAATTAGAACAATTAAAAATTGAAAAAGAGGGGCAGATCAAAAAAGAACTAATGCAGTTAGAATTCCAATACCAAATGGAATTAGCTAAGCTTAGCAATCAAGTTACAGCTGATAAAGAAGCTGAAATTGAAGATCGTAAAGATCAAAGAACTAAATTACAAGCTACACAAC